ATATGGCAGAAACGTATCATCCAGATACGTATGTTGCCGTCATATGGAGTGACCATTACCGCTTCTACGGCAATCAGGGCACAGTGCATGCTTTGCAGGCACGCGAGAATGGCGATGTTGTTGAACTGTGGGCGCAACTCCAGCCGGGCTTTGGCTTGATTGAGTTGAACAAGGAACGTCAAAAGCTATTCTTCTCTATTGAGCCAACAGTTAATTTTGCCGACACAGGCAAAACCTACCTTACCGGACTCGCCTGCACTGATGAGCCAGCAAGCCTTGGTACATCCCAACTGCAGCTATTCAGCAAGCATTCCAACAAGGATGCTAAGAATTTCTTCTCTACCAACTGCACAGTTCCCGTTTTGGCTCCAGAGCAGCCGGCACAGGATAACATGCAGGAAGATGAGCGAGAGGCATTCAACCTTTTCAAAATAATTTTCAACAAATTAAAAGGCTCGACCGCTAGCTTCACAGGCGAGCCAGCTAACGAGCCGGACGTAACTCCGGACACAGGAGACGATGACGAAATGACTGATGAACAGTTTACAAAATTTACAGAGACGGTGTCCGGCACGCTGGAAAAAGCTGTTGGTGACGGTTTTAGCCGACTTGAACAAAAGTTCTCTGCAGGCAGCGGTGACGAAGGCGGGAAAGATTCTGGTGGCGACGATAAGGGCGCACCTGATGCCACGCAGTTTGCAGAACTGAAGGATGGGGTTGAAAAACTCACAGAAGGTTTCGGAAAAATGCAGGAGCGCATGGAGCAGTCTGGCCAGTTCACTAAAACACCGGAAGCTACTGGCGGAAAATCCGGTCAAAACCGAGTGTACTAGGGGACTGCCATGCAAGACGATACTCGAAAAAAGTTTGATGCATTTGCAGTAGCAATGGCTGAAACCTATGGGGTTGAAAGCCTGAGACAGGAATTTTCCATCGCGCCAACCATTCAGCAGAACTTGCGTAACAAGATTATTGAGCAGTCCACCTTCCTTCCTAAAATCAACACCTTTCCAGTTGAAGAGCTAGAGGGTGAAGTGCTGCTTGGAGCTGCAAATAGCCGTGTCGTTTCTCGCACCAACACAAAGGTTAAAGGGAAAAAGCGCGTTCCTCGCAATATAGCAGGGATGGAATCCCATAAGTACAAACTTAATAAAATTAATGCTGACATCGCAATCTCTTATGACCTGATCGACGCATGGGCAAAGTTCAAAGACTTTCCGGAACGCATTCAGAAATGGACTCAGGAAGCTATTGCTAACGACTGGGAAACCATCGGCTGGTACGGCGAGTCCTGTGAAGAAGACACTGACCTTGAAGCCAATCCGAACCTTGAAGATGTAAGCAAAGGCTGGATGCAGCACGCACGCGAATATAAAGGCGGTAAGAACGTCATTTCTTCAGGGGCTACTGCAGATGAAGTTCGCATCGGGATAGACGGAGACTATCCAAATCTTGATGTGGCTGTGAATGATATGACAACCGTTATTCCTACGTACAAGCGTAAGGGTCTAGTTGTACTTGTCGGCACAGATCTTATTGCACATGAACGTGCCCAGTTATTCGCGGCAGTGGGCGGCAAGCCAACTGAAAAAAACGCCATGAACATGGCTATGTCTACTCTGGGTGGCCTGCCGTGGGAAACTCCATCAAACTTCCCACCACGCGGGCTTGTTGTCACATCGCTCGACAACCTCTCTATTTACGAGCAGGCAGGCAAAACTCGTCGCCGCATTAAAGATGAGCCAGACAGCGACCAGATCGAAGATTACAGCTCCCGCAACATGGGCTACGTCATCGAAGATTTGGAGAAATTCGTAGCTCTCGAATTCAAGAATGTAAAAATGCCAAACGCAGAAAGCAACGGCTGGGAATAATTCCTTCTTGAACTCCAACTGCTGAACGATGCGGAGCTGGCCAGCTCCGCATCATTCAGAGAGGCATTATGAGCTTAATGAAACAACACCAGAAACGCGTAGCAGAACGAGCCAAGGGGAATAACCCTGACCTTGTTCCGGGCGTTACTTCTAAGTCCAGCTTTTTGAATATGCTGGATACGTTGCTGGAGACTGACCGCGCTACACTGAAAGGCTACGAGAGCGTTGCACTTAAAGAGCAGGAAAAACGCGAACGCCTTATTCCAGCATACAGGCCGCACATTCAGCGCCTGAAGGATGAGGGTGCCAAGCATGACTTGTTAGGCTTTTTCCTGCTGTGGCTCTTTGATGCTGGCTTTATCAACGAAGCAATGGAGCATGCAACGTACTGCATGACTCACGGCGTGACCATGCCAGAAGGCATTAAGACCAAAACGCAGACTATGGTCTGTGATCTGCTTGGAAAGTGGGCATGGAATGAGGTGAAGAACGGCCATTCTCCGGAGCCGTATCTCTCTGACCTGATCCGCTTTATCGAAGAAAGCACGCCTGCAGGCTCTGTTCCTGACATTCAAAACAAATCCCTTGGCCGACTCTACAAGACACATGGCTTTGTGGCTGAAAAAGAAGGGCGCTGGCAGGACGCAGTTTCTGCCTTTACCCACGCAAAGCGGCTCGGCGAGAACGTTCAAACCAAGCTAGAGACCTGTACCAAAAAACTTGCAGCACAGCCTGCAGATGACACCAGTAATGAACCTGCTGCTACTGAGCAGCAGGATGCATAGATAACACCCAAACACCGAGGTTTCCCGTGCCGCTGACAAACTGCCAAGGGGCACGTTTATATCAGACGGCACAGGGACAACCTCCATAGATTGTAACAAATCAGCACATTGCTGCGTTGCTACGAAAAAGCCAGACGCTCACATAGGTCTACTATGCTTCACCCCTGCCTTTTTCTCGCGCCTTGCACTGCACTAATTTGTTTCAATCTGAGAGCGCATGAGGATTCTGTATGAGCTGGAACGCCAACCCACATAGCGATGTGAGCAACACCATAGAGAACGATGGATGGTGGCCGAATGTTGAGCTGGCCGATTTTCAGAAATCCTATGTGACTGGTGCTGATTTCACTGAAGCCATGTGTGTTCATCATCTTGAGCTGGCTATCTTTTGGGTAAATGAGCAGCTGGAAGAATGGCGGAATGAACAGGGTACGGAATATGTGGCCTTGGCAGATGTGCCAGCACCGCAGATAGGTGGGATGAGCCGTAACGTAAAGCTCTACATCCATGCTGTGAGCTGCTACGCAAAAGGGATTTTACTCCGCGAATTTGCCACCACAAACCGTAAAGATGCAGCAAAGCACGAGGGCATTGAGGCACCGGATGCTGAAGCGAAGTTTCTGCAATATGCGGCTGAAACCATTGCTGACATTCAAAAACGACCACGTATTCGGGCGGTGCTCATATGAAACAGATAGTCGCACTTACAAATTTTTTGATTGAAAACCTTGGGCTTGACCGAAACAAGCTGCACTCGGAAGTCACAAACGCTGAACTGAAGCTGTACAGCGAGGATTTAGGGTTTGGCGGCATTGTTCTGGCCCAAATCGAATACACGGCAGAGCTTGATTACGAAAACATGGACTTGGAACGCGCTGCGTATTTACCAGCCATGATTGCCTCATGGCTACTGGATAACGACAGTGACAGGCCAGATCGCCTTGGTAATGCCGAGTTTCAGTCAAATGTTTTTGAAACACACGCAGACTTTGCCATCGACATTCGGTTTGAAGAGAAGTTGCAGCTTGTTGAGGATCCTAAAGGAAAAATTCCATTTGATGGCAAGCGCTACCGTATTGAAGATGTGCCAGTGCACACCGCTACAGCTTTTGAACTAAACGGAATGCGGTACGAGTCGCCCGACCACGTTTTGGATGAATCGTAATGGATGGGACACAGACAGTACGGTGTGAGATAGACCGTAAAGCCAGCGAGGATATTAAAAACATTATCCAGCTGCTGATGCTGTCTCCCAAAGACAAGAAGATCATCATCAACAAGGCGGGGACTGAAGTCCGGAAGATTTCCCGCAGACACGTTCGGGAAGCCAAGGACATTGACGGACACACATTTGAGCCACGTAAGCAACGTTTGCATGGGCAGAGAACAAAAAAACAAAGACTCTTAAAGGGCTTTGCGAAATTTTTAGCCCTCACTCCTGTGAAGGGAAACGGGCTCGTTAGGCTGGGATATACAAATGAAAACACAGCAAAAAGAGCCTATTACCACCAAAACGGTGTCCCAGAAGAAAGTGGCACCAATAAAGCACGAAAGCATAAAGATCACATTCCAGGCAAAGCATCTTGCCCACGATGGCTGGCAAAGCACCTCATTAACAACTTGAAGTGGGTTGATACCGACCATGCCAAAGGACAAACAAGACGCGGTGGTCGCCAACGAACAAAGCAAAAACGACGTACCGTTAAGTGGGTAATGGAAAACATGACCCTTAGTCAGGCAGCAAAAATTATGTATGAAATGGAAGATCGAGAGCCTAAGAAGCAATGGACTATCAAAACTCCTGCTCGCGAATTTCTCGGCTGTACTGACCACGAAGCAGATAAAATTTTAGAGTCCATTGCCGACTACGCCCTTGGCAGAAAATAGGAGCACCATATG